CAGCCGGTCGCGGGGCACGGAATCGTCCGCTCCTCAATGCGCTCAATCGGGCTCTTGCTGGTCGGGCCAGTGCGGAGATGCGCGCTCACGCCGGGCCTCCCGAACCATTTAGAAGCGGTGGGGTGCCCTTTGTCTCAAGGGTCGGTTGCCGAAACTTGTCCATAACCTCGCGAGCGACATGGCCCAGCAAAGGCATTTCACGAATTACTTCGGGGGCTCGATCGCGCCCGAACATGATCGTGGTATGGTCTCGGCCGCCGAAACTGTGACCGATGCTTGGCAGGCTCAAATGCTTGCAAACCTGAGTGACGGTCCACATGCAAACCTGGCGCGGCCGCGCCAGATTGCGCGAACGTCGCGCCGACCGCATATGCTCAAGCGTCCAAAACTCGTCCTCGACGCGGAAGCCGTAACGGTTGAGGCCTTGGCAAAAGGCGTTGATTACATCGATGGCGCGGACATGCCGAAGAAACTCAAGTCCTTCTTCGGGGCTTTCGACCATCGCCCGAAGTCCCTTCTGCACCAAAAGGGCGTTGTCATCGCGCAACCGCTCGTTTTCGGTGGACAGCTCCCGGATTTTTGCCCTCGCCTCATCCAGCCTTCCTTGCAGCGCCTTGATCTTCGTTTTCAGGCTTTCACGGTCATCCGCCACCGGGATCGGACGGGCATAGACGGTCGGGAAATGCCGGTGACGAGCCGCCGGGCTGAGACGCGCGGCAATCGCTTCCCGCTTCTGCGTCAGGTCGATCGCGATTCCGAGGGGCTCGGCGGTCATGCCGCCACCCGCTTCAGTCTGCGCTTGGAACCGCCGCCGTTGTGGATGTATGTGCCCTCGGCTTTGCGAAGCGCGACGTGGTGCCTGATGTGGCAGGAGCGGCAGAGCCACCGAACGTCCAGCGGCTTGGCGTAATCGTCGTGATGCGCCTGAATGTCCTCAGTCTCGGTGCCGCACGCGCTGCAATGCGTGGGGCGATTGCGATAGAAGTCGCCCGTATGGACGATCTGGCGGGCGCGGCGCGCTTGGGGTGTGCTGCCGGGGCTCATGCGGCCCGTCCGAAAATCTCGGGCCGCAAATGGCGGCGGGTAACTTTGCCTTCGGTCGCGGCCTCAATAGCCGCCAAGCTCTTGACGCCCGGCGGCTGCTTTCCAAGAAGCCAGCGGCGGACGATCTCGCGCGACACCTCAAGCCCATGCTCGGCAAGGCGGGCCTGAAAATCCGCCGGTTTTGCCCCGGTTTTGCGCGCGTAGGTGGGAAGGTCCATGCCGGGAATAGACAACATATTGTTGGCTACGTCAACTACAGAATGTTGTTCGCTGGAATCGGGGCGCTGGCCGCAAGATGTTCACATGCCAAAGCGTAGATCAGCCCAGCCTAAAACCGAGTTCGCTCGACGCCTTATTCGAGTGCGTGAAAACTACGGGATCGCCACAGGGCGGCCCGACATGGATCAGAAGGAATTTGCCGCTATCCTGGGATTTGGCGAGGGACAGATAGAGACTTACAGACGATATGAACGGGGCGAAACCGAGCCGCCCCTTCGCGTACTGGCCCAAATCCACCGCACAACAGGGGCGTCTTTGGACGACCTGATTGGGGGCAGCCAGCGCCCTTTCCGGGAAAGCCCTGATACAACTCGCACGGGCAATGTTAAGCCGTTCTCCACACTGCGGCGCGTAAAACACTGATTAACCGTACATTTTCTGCGATGTTCTGACGCGGTTCTATAGCCAACATTTTGTTGTTGACCAAGACAACGAATTGTTGTCTATTCCCTCCCACCACAGAGGGAGCAAGCAGATGACCGCAATCAAGAACACGCTGACGATCAAGGTGGGCCGCAAGTCCCATCCCATTGCCGACTATGCCGAGGCGTCGCGCATGACGCTGGCCGCTGTCGCCGCTCTTGCCGAGCGCGAGCATCGGGTCGGACCGCACTTTAAGTCGCCGCTGATCTACGAGGGCGGCAGGCAAGTCGCCTACGTCTCGCAGAATGGCCACGTATGGGCGGGCAACCCGCGCGAGTGGAAGCCCGGAGCGACGCCGCTCTGCGAAGCGCAGTACCCCGCCTAACCCGCATCGCGAACTAGGGAGCAAGCAATGACGCAGGACGACCTAGACGCCGCCGTAGACGAGGCCCGCGAGGCCATCCGCGCGACGCTGCATAAACTCGCATGGCGTCTCGGACAGAACGCCTACAAGTACGACATGCGCGGCCCGATGGATTCGGTCAGCGACATGCTCAACGACTTTGAGCCGGTCTATCGCGCCGAAGCCGACATCTCGGCAGAGAACGCCCGCCTCGCCCGCGAGGAAGAGCGGGACCTCTACAGAAGCGCGCCAGTGGTGATCTAGCCATGACCGCCCTAGAAGCCGCCACCCGCTCCTACTGGCAATGCAGCCAAGCCCTGCACGCCGGGGCCAATGGCGATGCCGAGGTGCGCTGGTACGCCGCCCGTCTCGCCATCATCGGCGGTGCCGCAACCCCTCGCCTCCGGGCCGTCTGCTGGTCCGCGCTGGATAACCTGCAACGGGCCTGCGCTCGCGATGTGCCGAGCAACTACCAGCCCCCGGAGATTGCGTAATGGCTACCAAGATCACCGCCATCATCCTGCTTGCCGGCCTGCTGACGATGTTTTGGGGCCTCGCATACGCAGCCGAGCGCGAGCCCTTCAAGGCGGCTCTGGTCGTGACCAGGCCGGGGCAGGCTCCAGAGGTCCGCCACCTCTACGCCTCCAAGGGCGTCTGCGATTCAGACATCACGCTTGAGGTCAAGCTGGTGCCTTCTGCAACGAGGCTTGAGTGCAAATCAATCGAGAGGAGGAAGTGATGGAAGACGACTATCGCGAGCCCGCGCCGGGCGATTGGGACGGCGAACCGATCAATGAGAGCGGAGAATAGCAATGCCTGACACGATGATGCAGCCAGATGCGGCCATGCTGGCCGGCGAGTTCCAGACCAGTTCAAGCACGGCGGCGCTGGATGAGGCGCTTGCCAAGGCCCAGGGCATGATCGCCCCGGCGGCCAAGGACAAGGTAAATCCCGCCTTTCGCTCGAAGTACGCCGATCTGGCGAGCGTGTGGGAAGCCTGCCGCGAGGCCCTGTCGAAGAACGGCATCGCCTTGACGCAATGGCCGGTCCACAGCGCGGACGGCAGGCAGCATCTGATTACCCGCCTTGCACACAAGGGCGAGTGGATGCTGGGCCGCTTCTCCCTGCCGATCGACAAGGCCAACGCGCACGGCGTCGGCTCTGCCGTGACGTACCTCAAGCGGTTCTCTCTGGCGGCGGCGCTCGGAGTCGTGGCGGACGATGACGACGACGGCAACGGCGCATCCGAGCGCCCCGGTGCCCCCGGCACTGCTGGCGGTGGCGGTCAGTTCCGCAACGAACGTCGCGGCCCGACTGGCGGCGGCGTGATGGCGGCGGCCAGCAACTCGATTGCCGAGGCCCGGCGCGACATCGAAGCGGCTGCCCCGCCTGCTCCTGCGGCCAAGCCCACGAACGGCAAGAAGACATCGGCAGAGAAGGCCAAGGAGTTCGCCGACGAGGGCATCAAGTTCTTTGGCAAGAACAAGGCCGACGAGGCCGCTTGCAAGATGTGGTGGTCGGAGAACACGAAGATTCCGTCCGGCGCCACTGCCTCGCCGCTCGCGTGGCTGCACAAGAATTTCCCCGCCGACCACAAGCGCCTGCAAGACGCTTACGAGAGCGTCGTGGGCTTTGAGGAGGCCGCGTGATGAACCGCCACCACAACGCGCCACCCTTGGCCGACCGGCTGGAACTGGATCACGCCTCGCTGGCCTCGCAGGCTGCCGAGGCGCTGGCCCTCCCCGGCCTCGACCCGATCATGGGTGACGATGACCTAGAAGCCTACAGCGAGCGCGCCAAGACCCTGAAGGGTGTCGGCGCGATGATCGAGAAGGCCCGCAAGGCCGAGAAAGATCAGATCCTCAAGGACGGGCGCACGATTGACGACTTCTTCAAGAAGCTCGCCAAGCCGCTGGAGGATGCCGCCGCCGCCGTCATCGGTGCCATCAACGGCTGGCAGCGCAAGAAGCTGGAGGAGGAACGCAAGCGCCAGGCCGAGGAAGCCGAGCGCCTGCGGGCCGAGGCTCCGCCCTTCGAGGAGCCGCCGCGCATCGTGCAAGCCAAGCCCGTCGAAGCGGCGCGTGTGGTCAGCAGCGCCACAGGCCGCGTGCAGGCCAGCGTCTCGACCATCTGGCGGCATGAAGTGACCGACGCCCAAGCGGTGCCCCGTCAGTACCTCATGGTCAACGATGCCGCGCTCAAGGCCGCGATTGCCGGCGGCGTTCGGGAAATCCCCGGCGTTCGCATCTTTGAAGATGTGCGGACGGCGATCAGGTAGGGCCATGAAACAATCACGATCAGATGGCTTGAGCCTCCACGAAAGGCTGGAGCGCTACTCAATCCCAGAGCCTAACAGTGGGTGTTTTCTTTGGCTGGGAACACTTTCTCGACGGACTGGCTACGGACAGCTTTGGTGGGCCGGCGGGACGAGGAGCGCTCACAAGCTCGCATGGGAAAGTCACAACGGGAGGCCGGCGAACAAGCACGTCTGCCACCGCTGCGATAACCGCGCATGCGTGAACCCAGCCCATCTGTTTCTTGGCTCGAATGCAGAGAATATGGCCGACATGGCCCGTAAGGGCCGAGCGGCATCTGGACTGCGTAACGCCAATGGTCGTCTCACCGCAGAACAAATCGCAGAAATTCGTTCTGCGCCGGTCGGATATGGAACGGGTCGCAAGCTGGCGCGGCGATATGGCGTTTCCAACAGCACCATCAGCGCGGTGCGTAAATGAGCGCCCCTGTCGATCCTCGGACGCTGACAGACCGACTGATTGAGGCCGGCGAAACTTGGGCCGACCTCAACGCCGCCGCCGATCTGCTCGAAGAAACCAAGGGCGCGCTGCTGGCGAAGCTCGCCGCCGAACGCTTCGACATGCCGGCATGGAAGGCAGAGGCCGAGGCCAAGGCGCATCCCGATTACGTGGCGCACGTCGAGAAGATGGTGAAGGCCCGCCAAGCCGCCAACCGGGCGCGGGTTCGCTACGACTCGGGCAAGGCATACGTCGAGCTTGCTCGATCGGCTGAAAGCACGCGCCGAGCGGAAATGAGCCTGCGATGAGGCGCGAGTTCACCGCCAAGGTAATGATCGCCGCCTTTGAGCGGGCCAAGGATCACTGCGAATCGTGTGGCGCAAGGCTGACGACCGGCAAGTTCCATTACGATCACGTCATCCCCGATGCGATGGGCGGCCAGCCGACGCTTGAGAACTGCGCGGTTCTCTGCACCGGCTGCCATGGGCTCAAGACCCGCACGCAGGACGTTCCGGCCATCGCCAAGGCCAAGCGCATCCACGCCAAACACATCGGCGCCCGCAAGCGCAGCACGTTCCCCAAGCCGCCGCCTGGAACCCGCTTTGATTGGAAGCTGGGCCGCCGCGTTTTCAATCAGGGAGACTGACATGAGCGAGAAGCATACGCCGGGGCCTTGGGAGATTTCCCACGAACCTCCGCGCTGGATCATTCAGGCGGAAGCCGCCATCGGCAAAAAGGCCGTCGCTTTCATGGTTGGCGATTATCTCGAATGCAGTGCCAACGCCCACCTAATCGCCGCCGCTCCGACGATGAAAGACGAGATTGAGGGCCTTCGGAGAGATCGAGCAAACGCCAATGGCGCGCTTCGCGATGCGAATGAAACCATTCTTCTTCTGCTGGAGGCGCTGAAGGAACTGCTCGACGCCGAGGGAGACGTTACCGCCTATGAGAATGGCGACATCGACAATCCAGACGGCATCTACGAGCGCATAGAAGCCGCTCGCTCAACCGCCCGCGCCGCACTCTCCAAGGCAAAAGGAGGCTGACATGAGAAACGAATACAAGCGCCTCGCCCTGATTGGCGCCGCCATCATCGCCGGGCTGGTGCTGCTGATCGGCTTCCTGCCGAGCCCGTGCAAGGCGCAGGAGGTGCGGACCATCAAGCTCCCCGGCGATGCCACCACGGCAGAACAGGGCGCGATGATCTACGCGATCCGCGAATGGAACCGGGCGCTCAATGGCGTGTTGGAAATCCGCACCACGCAGGGCCGGGCAGACTGGCGCGTCGAGTGGGCGCTGGCGGCATGAGCGGCGCGGCTCCTCCCCATGTCCCGTCCGTCAGCACCATGGACGCCATGCACGTCCAGCAGGGCCGTGGCTGCAAGGCCGCCGATGCCGAGGAACATACCGGCCTCATCCGCATCTTCGTCCACTGCATGCCTCCTGGCGGGCTCGCGGCAAAGATGGTTCACGAACTCGGGCACCTGATTGGGCTGGGCCACGCGGTCGGCACGACGATGGACCCCGAGTGCTGCTTCTATGCCGGTCGCGTGGACGAAGCCACGGCACGGGCTGCACTCAGTGCGTTGAAGGCGGTGAGGCAATGAACCCGCGCAGCCCTCAAGGAGCGATCACATGACTGAGCCAGTGACCGCCCCCACGCGCCGCCATCGCAGCCAAGCACGCAGGCAGCGCAGATGAGTGAACGTGACCCCCTGGAGACGATTGCCGACCGGGAGTTACGTATCGCCGCCCGCGCCGTGCGCCTCTATGCCGAGACGCACCCAAGGCCCACGCAGGTCACGCGCCGGCAGGCCGCCGAGATCCTTGGCATCAGCGAGCGCACCGTGCGAAGCTACGTCCGGGCCGGAAAGCTCAAGCTGAATCGGGCGGGCTTTCTGCCGATCGAGGCCGTCGATAAAATCCGGGCTCCCCAATGACTACGCACGATGGCAAGATAAGCCCGTGATTCCGATGCTTTCGAGTCCGGCAGCGGGTACCACGGCGCTTGCCGCTTTCTTCCACGCAAGCGCGGAAAATCCCGGCAATTATAGCGGATTCGGCGCGTCCGGCCAATCGCTGCCTGCCGCTATTTTCCGCTCAAAGTGGACAATACACACCCCGATTCCCCATGATTTCCCCACGGCACTACGCATGGGGGAGCAAGTGGCGGCAATCGGCAGATATAAAGGTGGGCACCGCGCGCAGGTCTATGTGAAGGGCAAGCGCGCCTCCAAAACCTTCCGCACATTACGAGAGGCCCAAGCATGGGCGGCGGCCACGGAAGCAGAGCTTTCGGCCTCGCCCGCCGACCGGCACACCTTCCGGCAACTGATTGAGCATTACGTGGAAACCGTGATGCCAGCAAAGAAGGGCGCGGACCACGAAGGCCGACAGGCCAAGGCGCTGCTGCGCGACTTTCCCGATCTGGCCGACAAAACCCTGAGCGCACTGGATACGCCCGACTTCGCCCAATGGCGCGACGCCCGGTTAAAGACCGTCTCGGATGCCACCGTTCTCCGGCAAATGCACTGGATACGCCACGCCCTGCGGCTCGCCCGTGAGGAATGGAAATGGATGGCGCACGATCCGCTGAAGGGCTTGCGCCTGCCCCGCCAGCCCGCGCCGCGCGTGCGCCGAGTACATCCAAGGGAAATCCGCGCCCTCTGCCGAGCCCTGCACTACAGGCCCGGAAAAGCCCCGCAGACCAAGGGGCAGGAAGTGGCGCTCGCCTTCATGGTGGCCCTTCGTTCGGGAATGCGCGCCGGGGAAATCCTGAGCCTCGGCAAGCACAACCTGGACCTCAAGCGCCGCGTTGCCTCAGTGGAACACAAGACGCAACACCTGACCGGCAAGCCCCGCGAGGTGCCGCTAAGGCACCCCGCCGTGCGCCTGCTCAAGCCCGTGGCCGACCTGCCGCGCTGCTTCTCCCTGTCATCGGCTACACTGGACGCCCTGTTCCGCAAGGCCCGCGATCGGTTGCTGATCGAGGATCTGCACTTTCACGACTCCCGAGCCGAGGCGCTGACAAGACTGGCCCGCAAGGTCGATGTTATGACCCTATCGAAGATCAGCGGGCACAAAGACGTGCGCATCCTTGTGAATGCGTACTATCGGGAAACCGCCGAAGAAATTGCGGCGCGCATATAGGAGACAGCATGACGCGCAAGGAACTGGAGGAAGTGGCAGTTGACGGCATGTTCAACGCCGAGCAGTGGTCCTCGTTCTGGTCACGCGAGGATGCCGCCGCACTTTTCCACGCCGCCCTATCAGCCATAGAGGGCGCTGGGTTTGCAGTGGTGCCGGTGGTGCCCGATGATGCGATGGTGCGCGCCGCAACTGCCTTGGCGCCGACATGGGATGACGAAACTTCGCGCCGCAAGTGGTCAGCGATGCTCTTAGCCTCGAAAGTGTAGCGCCTACTGCTTCGGCGCCCGCTCTCACGCCATGCCGTTGAACTTGCCGACGATCTCGGCAGCGACGCCCGCGTAACCCGCCATGTCAACGAAGTCATCGCGATTGACCGCACCCGTTTTGGTGCGCGCCACCTTGAGCAGCACCATCATAATGGCGACCTGATCGGCCGTCACCGGAGTCCCTAGATAGGCGGTCCACAAGTTCGCGATGTTCTGGTGGTTGGTCGCCTTGTCGCCGTGCTGCTTGGCGCGGTCGCCGCCGACCAGTTCCGCCGCATGGCCGCACACATCGCCGGCCTTGAACGAAGTGCTCACGATATTGCCTCCAGTTCGATAACCCGCAATCCAAGAGCGCGAGCCGTCGCCAGTTCCGCCGCCGCGCCCTTACTGCTCTGCCAGCCGGGCAACAGCGCGATTGCCTCGGCGTGCTTGCAGATCCATTCCAAATCCTCGCCCAGCGCCACACGCAGGCTGAAGCCGTGTTGTTTGGCGGCTACATCTTCGTCGCCCGCTGCATTGCCCTTGGAGATGTCAACGCCGTGGCGCTCGTTGTCCTTCTCTGCGGGGCTGAACACGTCGTATCCCTGCCCGCGCAGCTTCTTGGCTGCCGCATGGAACGCGGGGAAATTGAACTCGGGAATGCCGCGCATCGGCCCGGCAAGATAGACCTTCATCCTTTCTCCTTTCGGTTTGGCGATGCTCTCAAGCCCTGCCCGCCTTAGTGCGGCGTCCGTGTCGCTATGCGTGTCCGGCATTTTCTTCATCAACCCGCGCGACCGTCAGCTTAACACCCCGGCCTGATTCCGTCATTTCCGCAAACAGCATGAGCGTATCTGACATCTGGATTTCATCGCTGTCCGCCTCGAATGTTGCTGAGCCTCCCGCGCGGGCAACAAGAAGCCGCAGGAACAATTCCATGGTAAGCGCGCTGAAGGCCATCATGGCTGAAGCTCCTTCCGCCAATGCACGAACCCGACACGGCCCAGCCGCCCCTGCCCGCTCAATACGGTGGCCGCCGTAGGAACATAGGGCCGATACCCCTCGGCAATCAGGCTGCACATGCTGGCCGCGTTGTCGGCGTCTGTGTAGGTGACGGCGGCGGATAAACCGTCTTCCAGCATCTTTCGTTCGCGATGCTGGATCATCTCGCACTGAAGCCCGCGCCCGCGCCATGCCGGCAGAACGCCTGCCCTGTAGTGGAAGCCTACAGGCCCCTCGTGATCGACCGGCTTCCAGCCGCAGAACGCTACCGGCTCGCTGTCGTCATACCCCACAAACCAATGCGCGCCCTCCCAAACGGGCGGCTTGTCGATCGGGAATAGCTCGGCATCCAGCCGGGCCAATAGGCCGATATCGTTGCAGGAGTGAAAGCGGATCACTTGGGCGCTAGCTCCTGCTCTTTGACGATCCATCCCAGCGGAATGGTCACGTCCTGCGAGCCGTCCTCGCCAGAGACAGAGGCGACGAGGGTCAGCTTGCCTTGCCTGCCACTGGTGCGCTTCAGCTCCCAGCCGACCGACCGGACGACCTCGGCATCCTGCTTGGCGATGGTGGCGAGCTTTTCCCAGCCAGCGTGGTTGGAGATTGCGTCCCGCCAAGTAACGAGAAGGAGCTTCATGCGGCGGCCCTCCGCTTTTCAAACATGCCCGGATTAACCGTATGCCGTTCGACCTCGCCATGCTCGCGGTGGAACACGATGGCCTTCATCTGCTGCTTGCTGCGATAGCCCGCCCCTGCCGCGTAGGCGTCGAGCGGCGCCAGTACCGGGAACGTCTCGGCCGAGCAGCCGGGGAACTCCAGCCGCGATTCCTTGTGGACGTGGCCCGTCATCCAGAGCCGGAAGTCGGTGCGGCCCCATGCCTCCGGCCGGTCATGCGCCATGATGCCGGGCAGGCGATCGAGCTTCGTCTTGTCGCCGTGGTGGAAGCCCAACAGGTTCTTGCCGAACTCGAAGTAGCTGAACTCCGTGTGTGACGTGTCGATCTTCACGCGCGGCTCGTTCTCATACAGGCAGGCCAGGAAGGTGCGGATGCACGCCGATGTCGAGGGGTCGTGATTGCCGCCCTTGAATACGACCGTGACGTGGTGATGCCGCTCCAGCGCCGCCGTGATGATGTGCCGGATGATGCGAACGCCGACCTCGATCATCTTGGGGTAGCGGCCATCTGCATCCAGCAGGTTCTTATGCGCGGGCGTGACGGCGGCGTAACTGTCGTAATGGAAGAAGTCGCCCAAAAACGGGATGATCGCCTGCTTGCACGGCGGGCAGGTGCCGATCAATCGAAGGGCCGCCTCGCGAATGATTTCCTCGGCAATCTTCAGGTCGTAGGCTTCCCCGCCGGTTTCCAGCGGCCACGCCATCATGCCGGTGTGGTGGTCTCCTACGGGATAGCTCGCCAATAGATCCTCGTGAGCGTAGCCCTTGGGCTTCGGGACCGGCTTGGCGCGGGGAATGTCCTTCGCCAACTGCTCCGCGAACTCGCGCCACAGGGCCTCGCGCGTATGGTCCTCCGGCTTCTCGCCAATCCACTGCATCGCGACCTTGCCTTGCTGGTCGTAGAGCGTGGATATTTTGACGATCTTCTTGGGGTCGGGGACCATCTCGACATCGACCGGATCGCGGCCTGCGAGCTTGGTCTTCTCCCACCGTTCCTTCAGATTGCCGGCGGGGTCGATGAGAAGCGATTCGCCTTTAATTACGAACTTGGGCTTGTTTAACTTTTCAAAGATTTCTTTACCAAGGCCGCGCGCCTTGGCCTCGTTGATATAGTGCTGGAAGGTGGACCGGGGCACCCCTGCGGCGGCGGCGGCGAGAGTGACGTTGCCGTTCCGCGCATCGAAGATTTTGAGCGCATCCAGGATTGCGGCGTCGGTGGTTTTCGGGGGAGCCATTAGATCCTGACCTCTCCGGGCACGAAGCAGTAAGTGACATCGCCCGAGCCGCACCAATGCGAGCGCCCGTCAGGCGAGGGAATCTTCAGAACACGGTCGGGCGTTACGACAACCTCTCGGCCATCTACCTTGACCACCCATGCGCCGTTGCCGATGGGAGTGGCCGTGACGGGGCCGCAGTCGCGGTCGTTGCAGCAGCTCGCCTCCGTGCCGGGCATCTTCCATTCATGATAGATGTCGTGCCCGAAGCACTGCGCGGCCATGCTTCCAAACACGATCAGGAGGATGAAGCCGAGGAACAGGCGGGATTTCATTTGCCGCCCCTCACGAACTCGACTAGTCCCTTCTGTTTCTGCTTGCAGGCAAGATAGGCTTCGGCAACGCGGATGCGCTCGCCTGCAATATCGTTGTCGGTCGCCGTCTCCGGGTCTTCGATCAGCACCGGATCGACGCAGGGCAGCAGCAGACTAGGGTCCGGCTGCCTTGCCACCGGGAACGGCGAAAAGCTCTCGCACGCCGCGAGTAGCGTCACGCTGCACAGGGCCGCAAGTTGACGTGATGGGAGCATTGGAAACCGTCTTTAGAGAGGAGATCGCTTGCTCGTGGAGTCGGCTTAGGCTTTCGCGCTGTTCATTGAGGAGCCGTTGCGATAGCTCCCGGTCTTTGGCCTGCTGTTCTGCGACAGCCTCGGCTAGTTTCTGCTTGTAGGTGGCAAAGGCGGCCTTGCAGTTGGCGGCCTCGATGCGATGGATGCCCGCGTCAAGGGCAAAGCCCGCACAGGCGATGAGTGGCAGCAGCCAACGCCAGTTAGACAGGGCGAAGGCGATGGCGGCGCTCACGCAATCCCGCTTTCAAACATCTTGCGCTCGGCGGCGCGGCGCTTCGTGAGGCCTGGCATCGGGCCGTTCGGCCCCTTGTTCCATCGGTCAAACTGAGCGCCCGCGCCCCGGTAGTCGCCTTCGTTCAGGAGGCGCAGCAGCGTCGAGGAAGCAAACGCCCCCGCCCCCACGTTGAACACGAAGGAAACCAGCGCATCGAATTGCGACTGCGTAATCAGAACCTTGACCGCCGACGTAACGGCGCGCTCGGCAGACTCAAGATCCTTGGCGAGCCATTCT